ACTCGATACGGCCTTTGTGCTGCCGGGCATTTTCTCAGATGACAATCCCGCGCCGTCAGCCTCACCCGATGCGCTTCACGTTACCTTCCCTGATGGCGCGGTCATTGAGTACGAACCCGAAAGCGGCGCGCTTACCGTGACTGGCATCAAAACCGCCAACGTCACCGCGTCGGATTCCATTACGACCACCACCGTGCCGGTGGTGCTGGTGAAAGCCTCGACCCGCATCACGCTCGATACGCCCGAGGTGGTGTGTACCAACAAACTGACGACCGGCACGCTCGAAGTGCAGAAAGGCGGGACGATGTCAGGGAACATCGAGCATACAGGCGGGTCACTGTCGTCAAATGGCAAAGTGCTGCACCTCCATAAACACCCGGGCGACAGTGGCGGGATAACGGGGGCACCGATATGACAGTGCGTTATCTGGGAATGAACAGCCAGACCGGCCTCAGTATCTCTGAGGTCGAGCATATCAGGCAAAGCGTGCGCGACATTCTCGTCACGCCGGTTGGCTCGCGTGTCATGCGCCGTGAATACGGCTCGCTTCTGTCTGCACTGATTGACCAGCCGCAGACACCGGCACTGCGATTGCAGATTATGGCCGCGTGCTATTCCGCGATCCAGAAGTGGGAGCCGCGCGTCAGTCTGACAACCATCACCTTTGAGCGGTCGGAGACCGACGGCGGGCTGTATGTCGATATCACCGGCACGCGCTCGGCTAACGGCCAGCCCTTTTCCCTCACCATTCCACTGAGTTAAACGCTATGGCAATTGTTGACCTTAACCAGCTCGCCGCGCCTGATGTCGTGGAAGTGCTGGACTATGAGACCATCCTCGCAGAGCGAAAGGCGACGCTCGTCTCGTTATACCCGGAGGAACAACAGGAGGCAGTTGCGCGCACGCTGACGCTCGAATCAGAGCCGATTGTTAAGCTGCTGGAAGAAAACGCCTACCGGGAAGTTATCTGGCGACAGCGCGTCAACGAGGCCGCGCGTGCGGTCATGCTGGCTTACGCTGCCGGAAGCGATCTCGACCAGATTGGGGCTAATTCCAGTGTCCCGCGACTCGTCATCACCCCGCCAGACGACACGACATTTCCGCCCACACCAGCGGTGATGGAGTCTGACACCGACTACCGTCTGCGCATTCAGCAAGCGCCTGAGGGGCTGAGTACCGCAGGCTCAACCGGCGCATATCAGTTTCATGGCCGCAGTGCCGACGGGCGTGTCGCGGATATTTCCGTCATCAGTCCTGAGCCTGCGTGTGTGACCGTGTCCGTGCTGTCGCGTGAAAATAACGGCGTGGCCTCTGACGAGCTGCTCGCCATCGTGCGTGATGCGCTGAACGACGAGGACGTCAGGCCAGTGGGCGACCGCGTGACCGTGCAGTCAGCGAAAATCGTCGACTACAAAATCACCGCATCGCTTTACCTTTACCCCGGCCCCGAAAGTGAGCCGGTGCTCAGTGCGGCAAGAGCAAAGTTACAGGCGTATATCACCGCTCAGCACCGCCTCGGGCGTGACATCCGTAAATCGGCCATCTATGCGGCGCTCCACGTCGAGGGCGTGCAGCGTGTCGAGCTGGCCGCGCCGGTGGCTGACATCGTTCTCGATGACACGCAGGCGTCATGGTGCAGCGAGTACAGCGTCACCATAGGGGGCAATGATGAATGACACCCGACTGTTACCGGTTGGCTCCTCGGCGCTTGAGGTGGCGGCGGCGCGCGCCTGCGCTGAAATCGAAAATACCCCCGTCCCCCTGCGCCGACTGTGGAGCCCGGACGACTGCCCGGCAAACCTCCTGCCGTGGCTGGCGTGGGCGTTTTCCGTTGACCGCTGGGATGAGAACTGGCCGGAGGCCACCAAACGGGATGTGATCCGCAGCGCCTGGTATATCCACGCACACAAAGGAACGATTGGGGCAGTGCGCCGCGTGGTGGAGCCGCTCGGCTACCTGATAAACGTGTCTGAGTGGTGGCAGACAAACGACCCGCCCGGCACGTTTCGCCTCGATATCGGTGTGTTAGAGACCGGCATCACCGAAGAAATGTATTACGAAATGGAGCGGCTTATTGCCGATGCAAAGCCAGCCAGCCGCCATCTTATCGGACTCAATATTATTCAGGACATTCCCGGCTATCTGTACACCGGCGCCCTGAGCTATGACGGCGACATCATCACGGTTTACCCCGGATAAGTGAGAGCACAATGACAGTGAAAT